CCACGAGACGTCCCCGCAGATCCGTATCGATATGTTCCGGCCGACGATCGAGTTTCTGCTCTCGCTCATGAGCCTCAAGTTCGGTTACGGCACGAAGAAGTATTCGTTTGACGCCTCGGGCGTCGTGCAGACCGCGACGCAGTACATCGGCGAGCGGCAGGACATGATGCAGGAGCTCAACCGGCAGCGCTTTCAGGCGAAGCAGTACATCTGCGGGATCATCCGCGCGGCGCTGTGGTTTTCCAACACGTTCTGCGGCACGGCCTGCGATCTTGACGAGGAGATCCGGATCGAGTTTGACGATTCCTACATCGAGGGCAAGACCGAACGGCTCGAGGGCATGCGGCAGGACGCGCTCGCCGGGCTTGGCGGCGTCCATGTCCGGGCCCGGTATCTGGCGGCGAAATACAATCTTGAGGAAGACGAGGCGCTCGCCTGGGCGCAGAGCGCGGACGAGGACTACGCCGAGGGATCGGAGAACGACTTCCCGACGGCGCAGAATATCCTGCGGAGGCGCTGAGCCATGCTGACGGAGGAGCAGCTCGAGATCTACGGCGGCGTGCTCGTGCCCGTGTTTCAGCAGCTCGAGCAGGACATCATCGCGGATATCGCCCGCCGCGTCCGGAAGGAGGAGCGGTGGACGGAGACGGCGGAGCTGCAGGCCGAGGAGCTGCGGCGGCTCGGCTGGTCGCCGTACCGCATCCGGATCGAGGTGATGCGGCGGCTGCAGGCGAACAAAGAGTATGCAGCCATGGTCGAGCGGAACACGCTGGAGGCAAAGGCCGCGCAGCAGGCCGCCATCGACGAAGCGCGCGAGGCGCTGCGCGAGCAGGCGCCGGAGCTCTTCGAGACCGTGGGGAACATGGCATTCCGCAACGACCTTTCTCTCTGGGAGCAGGCGGGGCAGCGGCTCACGCGCGGCGGCGCCGTGGACCGGGCCGTGCGCGAGATGCGGAAGCGCGCGACGGGCGATATACTGAATCTCACGCGGACGATGGGTTTTTCCTTTCCGACCGGCAGCGTGCCGGCACGGCGGGCGTTTACTGCGGCGCTGAACAGCGCTCTGACGCAGGCCGTGAGCGGGACGGTATCCTATCAGCAGGCGTGCGCCAACGCCGTGCGGCTGCTGACGCAGAGCGGCCTGCGGCACATCGATTATAAAAACGGCGTCACACGGCAGATCGACACCGCGGTGCGGAACGCCGTGCTCACGGCCTCGGCGCAGCTCTCCGGCGAGATCATGCAGGCGAACATCGAAGAGAGCGGCGTGGCGTATGTGCAGGTGTCGGCGCATTGGGGCGCGCGTGACAGTCATGCCGTATGGCAGGGGAAAGTGTATTCCCTCGCCGAGTTTCGCAGCGTGTGCGGGTACGGCGAGCCGTCCAACCCCGATCACATCTACTCCTACAACTGCCGGCACACGCATTATCCGTACTGGCCGGGGATCTCCGAGCCGGTCGAGTATCCGCCGGAGCCGGGGC